ATTTACTTGCGATTGCTCCTAATGCTAACTCGTCAATTATCTGCGGGTGCTCAGCGTCTATCGAACCTATCAAGTCGAATGCATACACTCACAGAACACGTGCAGGTGCGCATTTGGTTAAGAACAAAGCGTTAGAAAGAATACTGGAGAAGCATGGTGAAAATACGAAGAAAACGTGGAAGAGTATCATTGCTTCAGAAGGCTCTGTCCAGCATCTGGACTTCCTCTCAGACCACGAGAAGGGAGTTTTCAAAACGGCCTTTGAACTCGATCAGACGTGGGTTATTGAACATGCGGCGAAGAGACAGGAGTTTATTTGCCAAGGACAGTCTGTGAATGTATTCTTCCCGGCTGGGTCACCTAAGTCGTATGTAAACTCTGTTCATATAAAAGCTTGGAAAGATGGCTTGAAAGGGTTATACTACTTACGTACAAACGCAGGAGTGTCTGCTGACAAAGTAGGTGCATCTGTAGAGCGCAATGCGCTAAAGGATTTCTCTGGCGGCGATGCAGAAGAATGCATCAGTTGTCAGGGGTAATGAATATGGTAGATAGAAGTCATCAAGAATTAATTTGCTCTGTTTGTCGCTGTGAATTTGACATAGAGCTAGAGGGTGGCGTAGAGGGCGAAATAGGAATACTTCCTGTTGCTTTATGCACCATGTGCTACTCTGGATTGTATGATTTATTTGATACAGAAAGAAAAAAAGAAAATATTCAATTGCGTCAAGAAGTTAACGATTTAAGAAACGCGTTGAATAAAAAAAATATTGACTAATTTTCCTCGCTGAGTATAACTACTCATTGCTTTGCCGCCTTCGGGCGGCTTTTTTTACAAACAAATAAACGGAGTGGTGTCATGCCCCTACTACAAGAATCAAAAACGTATAAGCCCTTTCAATATCCGTGGGCTGTGGAAAAAGCGATAGCACATGAGAAGGTGCACTGGGGCGAGTGGGAATGCAGGTTACAAGATGATGTTTCTCAATGGAATAACGGAAAACTAACGGATGTCGAAAAGAACCATATCACGCAAATACTTCGATTGTTTACGCAGTCAGATGTCCAAGTTGGAACTAACTATCTGGAATGTTACATCCCAAAATTTAAGAATAATGAAATACGTGCGATGCTTACTAGCTTTGCTAATCGTGAGTTTGTTCACCAACGCTCTTACGCTTTACTTAATGATACGCTAGGTTTGCCAGAAGAAGAATTTTCAGCCTTTTTAGAATACTCTGAAATGGCAGATAAGATTGAGTTTATGGCCGACATTGATGTAAACACTTACAGTGGGTTGGGTAAAGCCGTGGCCCGCTCTGTGATCAATGAAGGCATGTCTTTGTTTAGTGCATTTGTTATGCTACTTAATTATCAAAGATACGGAAAGATGAGAGGCATGTGTGAGATAGTAGAATGGTCTGTTCGTGATGAGACTATGCACTGCGAAGGAATGACAAAACTATTCCATACATTTTGTGAAGAACATCCAAGGATTGTTAACGATGCTTTTAAAGCAGATATCTATCAAATGGTTAGGGATGCAGTTGCACTTGAAGATAAAGTTATTGACCTTGCGTATGAAATGGGTGATTTGGAGGGATTATCTTCGGACGAAGTCAAACATTATATACGCTACATCGCTGATAGAAGACTCATACAGTTGGGTCTCAAAGGCAATTACAAAGTCAAAGAAAATCCTCTCCCTTGGGTAGATTGGATTATTGCCGGGGACTCCCATAAAAATTTCTTTGAGGGTGTTGTAACAGACTATAATGCCGCAGGTATGGATGGCACTGATTGGGGTTGGCATGCCGCATGAGTTCTGACCAGAGAAATAACGCTTGACTTTTGTATTAATTCGTATATAACTAATAGCTGTTAGAGAGAAGCTACTTATCTGTAGCTTTCCCTTCGCTGTCAGCCCTCACACTCACAGCACCCAATAGCCCCGTGCAATGCGGGGCTTTTTATTATTAGAACTGCTTAACAAAGTTCTTGGCAATGTCTATTAACAACTTCAGATCTTTTTCTTTAGTGAGATCAGGTTTACTGCCTTCCATTTTTCTAA